CGGCCCCGGATCCTCGGCCGCAGGCCGTTCGATCTGCCGCATCAGTTCGGGGCGTTCCCTGAGCGCCTGCAGAATCGGCGCGATCTGCCGCAGATTGCCCTCGATCGCCTCGCCCCGGTCGGCCTTGGCCTGCAGCCCGGCAATGATCGTGTCCTTCTCGGCCGTGGTCGCCTTCAGGCCCTTCAGTTTCTCGCGCGTGGCCTGCAGTACGGCCAGCGGGATCATGGTCTGCCCCGGCGGCACCTCGGCGTCATCGTCGTCGACCGCGGCCGGTGGCGTCTCGGCCTGTGCCTGCACCGGCAGGGCCAGCGGTTCCTGCGCCTCGCCGGGTTCCAGACTCACCGATCCCGGCGACAGCCCTTCATCAGCCATGTGTCACGTCCTCCAGTTCGTCGTCCAAGACCGCCAGAATGTCCTCGTCCTGCACCAGCAGATACCGCACGCCGTCCAGCACGATCTCATGCCCCCGGTCCGGCGGCAGAATCACGGTCTGCCCAACGTGGAACTCGACCTCGGGCACCAGCCCGGCCGTGCCGTGCCATACCCACTGGGCCCGATCAGCCAGGTCCGTGTTGTCGGTCAGCGCCATCGCCGTCGACACGACCTCGCGCAGGGCCGTGACCCCCTCCGCCCATCGCCGCCCGGCCTGTGGCCCGATCTGCACGATCCGCCCCAGCGTGTCCGGCTCGCGGCCATCCCGCACCAGAATGATCCCGCCCTCGGACACGTCCTCCGGCTCGATCGGCTGCACCAGGATCTTCCGTCCCACCGGCTGCATCATCGCGTCTGCGCCTCCAGTCGCTTCAGTTCGTTCACGGGCCAGCGCACCATGCGCCGGACGGCCTCCTGCGCCTTCAGGAGCGCCCGGAGATGTTCGCCCAGTTCCACGTTGCTCCGGCCCTCGGTCTGCGCGTAGTAGGCCCGGAACACGGCCCCGCCCGTGCCATACTCGCGCTCGGCCTCGTCCAGCACCCTCTGCCAGCCCGGCGACCCGACCAGGTCTTCCAGTTCTTCCTTGACGGTCATGCCATCGGCCCCCCGGCCTGCGGCTGCGCGGGCGTCGTCGTGGGCATCCCCGGCGGCATCCCCGGCACGGCCCCTGGGAGCCCCGGTGCGCCCTGCGGCGGTCCGCCCGGCCCGACAGGCGGGGCCCCGGGCATCGCGGGCGGGGGCGGCTGCATGGCCTGTTGCATGGCCGACTGGGCCGCCTCGCCTAGAAACGCCTGCTTGTCGGGGATCCGGAACAGTCGGATCGCCTGCGCCAGCATGGCCTTGGCCGCTTGCGGGTTGCCCTGGATCGCCGCCCCCAGCGCCGGCCAGCCCATCAGCAACTGCGGCAAGACCTGCAGGAACTGGACGAAGTCCGACCGCTGCCGGCTGGTGTCAGCCGTCTCCACGCTGCCCCGGGGCTTGTACCGGAACGTGCCCTGCAGCATGTCGGCCGTGATCTTCGTCCCCGTGGCGTATTCGGTCATCGGCTGCGTCCGCGCCTCCAGCCCCAGCAGCATCCGCTCGGGCATGTCCACACCCGGCCCTTCCGCGAGCGTGTTCCGCCAGATCTTGATCAGGATCTGCGCCAGGTCTTCCAGCGATTCCTGCAGGTTGCGGGTGATTTCCTCCATCCTCACGAAGGACTGCTCTGCCACCAGGTTGACCTCGCCCAGCGTGCGCGATTCCTGCGGGATCTGACCCAGCGCGACGTCGTTGATGCCCGACAACCGCTCCGACGCCTGTAGCGTGGTGCGCTCCCGGTCGATGGTCGGGGCCGTCAGGTCCGGGATGACCATCGGCTCGACTTCGCGCATGTCGCGCACGGTGATCACAGCCCCCGGCCCGAACGGCTGCTCGTCCGGATCCCACAGCGCCGTCTCCAGGCGCTTGATCGGCGCACTCGCGACCAACGCCGACCGATCCGCGATCGTATTGCGCTGGGCCGTGTGTTCCTCGATCAGCGTCAGCAGCTTGTGCCCGATCAGACTGTAGCCCTCCGACGCCAGCCCCGGCCGTGGGTAGGGCAGGAACATGACGTAGCGAGCGCCGAGATGGTCATGCGCGAGCCGGAGCATGATCCGCTGGTCGACCTGCACCGTGGCCGTGTACCAGCGCGAGCCCTTCCCGTCGAAATCGTACAGGAACAGCACTTCCCAGAGTTCCTTTTCGACCGTGACGTCGTGCTGCGTGGCGCCCGTCGTGACCGGGATCGCCGTCCCGCTCAGGGTCTGCGCCGACGACACGTCCTGGGAACTGGTCAGGGCCTCGACCTGGTCCCGGTCGTACATGCCCCGCTTCGCCGCCTGCTTCAGTTCCAGCCAGCGCCGCGTGAACCGCTTCGCATAGCCCCAGATGTCCCGCTTGTCGTGGGCATGGGCGGGCAGCACGAGGAAGTCCCGATAGGGCACCACGCGGAACGCGGGCCCCACCCGCACCCGCTCGGGCGCATCGGCCACCGTCTCGGCCGAGGGCACGTCCTGCCCGACCTCGACGAACTTCCCATCCTCGCCCGTCTGGAAGGTCCACTGCCCCGCCGCGTCCAGGATCGGGCGGCCGTCCGGGGTCAACTCCAGCGCCGCGTTGATCGTGCGCCGCGTCGTGCGCGTCTCCGTGTCCTCGTAGACCTCCAGCACGCCCCGCGGTTCCTTCAGGCTCAGGTCAATGACGTCGCTCAGATACCGCTGCAGCCCGCCTTCCTCGACCTTCCACTGCAAGAACTCTTCGACGAACGGCGCCCGCTGCGACGACGCGCCCCAGCCCTCGACGGTGTAGACCGGGTCCGAGAAGATGGTCTTCATGATGCGGGCTCTCAACGCATCGACCTTCTCCGTCGCAATGTAGCTGGTCAGGTCGGCCGCGCCCGCCCACGGCGCCGCCTTGCCCGACCGGGTCCGGCCCTGCTCGTAGAGCGTGTGCCAGTACTCGACATCGGAGAGCTTGGTCGGGCGCGTGTCGGCAGCGGCGCTGATCTCGGTGCAGAGCCAGGCCACCAGATCGGCCCGGTCCTCCGTGCTCAACGTGACCGCGTAGGGGTCGGCCGGCTTCGCCATGTCAGCAGCCTTTCTTGCCGTGCTTCCCGCCCTTGCGCGGCGGTTTCGGGATCTGAAGTTGCGGGAACTGCCCGCCGGTCTGAACGTGCCGTGTGTGTGTCATCAGTAGCCCCCCCGCCGGGCCGTCGCCGGCCGCCGGTCCCATTCGTCGACGTCATGTTGACTGCGCTTGATCATCTGCTGCTCGGTCTTGGCCGCCGCCTTCGTCGTGCCCTGCACGATGCCGAACGCGAGCTGGAGGTATTCGAGGCAGTTCTGGAGATGGTCGTACCAGCCATCCTTGCGCGGAACCCGCGTAGACGGACTCAGTCGCCCCGACAACTGCCGATCGTCCCAGACGTAGCCCGCTTCGAGCCCGTCCACCACCACCTCGGTCTGGATCTGTCGCTCGGCGCTGACCAGCATGCACCGGGGATTGACCGTGAACGCCTCGCCCCGCGTCGTGCGCCGGCGCATGTAGCCCGCCGTGGCCTGAATCGCCGCGTCCCGCCGGTCGGGATGGTTCGCCCCCAGGCACGGCTGCGGGAACACGCCGAACTCCCTGAGCATGTCCACGGCCCGCTTCGGGGCCCCCTGGTTGCTGGCCTGCTCCCCGGCCGGGTCGCCCGTGCTCTGCACCGTCAGCGCGTTCGGCATCCACTCGGATCGGTACTTCAGCGCGAGCGGGGCGAAGTCCGGCAGGAACATGTCCTGCCCCATCACGGCCCCGAGCAGGCGCAGTTCGCCCCACGGCAGCATCTGGCCCCACAGCACGGCCGGGTGGCTGTGCCCGTAGTCCCACGCTTCGAGCAGCGGCACTTGCGGGTCCATCTCGACCGGCTGGACGTGCAGGCCCCGGGCGAAGTAGCCCCGATAGACCGGGTCGCCGTGGGCCGCCAGCCCGCGCCGGCCATCGATCAGGCGCCGACGCTGCGCCGTACCCTCGGGATAGGCCGCTTCGATGGCCGTGCAGGTCTGGGCCCCCAGGTGGATCTCGTTGTCGCGCAACCGGAACCGCAGATAGGCATGATCGGGCTTCTGCTGGCTCAGGTCTTCCGGGAACTCCTTCGCAATCCAATGACCTTCCGAGGGCGGGTTCGGGGTCAGCAGGAGCTGATGCGGATAGCCCGGCTGCGACAACCGGCCTTGCAACTCCAGGAACACGTCGTAGGGGATTTCCTCGGGCTGGTCGACCCAGATATTGCTCAAGGTCAAGCCGCGGAACTTGGCGTAGCGCGACGTGGCCTCGGACGCCTTCAGTCCGCGCAGGTAGACCCGGCTCCCGGTCTGCACCACCTCGTCATACTGTTCGTGCGGGTTCCAGCGCAGCACGAGGCCCATCGCCTTGGCGATGTCCCGCCACATCGGCTTGAGCTGCGCGTCCAGGTCGCCCTCGGACCAGCGCGAGAGCAGGACGTGCGCCCCGGGCTTGCTAATCCACTGGAGGGTCTTGTGACAGCCGATGAAGGACTTGCCCGACCGGATCGCGCCCTCACAGTCGACATACCGCGCCATGCACGACAGCGCCTCGCCCTGGACCGGGCTGAGTTCGACCGTGGTCTTGATAACGTCAGGCATCGGGCTTGCTGACAATCTTGTAGGTCACTTCCACACTGGACAGATTGGACCCGGCTGGCAACTCGAAGGACTGGGCAGCCTTGCCCGCGAGCCGATCCCAGACGTAGGACACCATCCGCGCGTCGGGCTTGTTCACGAGCACCTTCGTGGCGTCGAGCAACGGCTGCATCTGCTTGAGGAAGAACCCCTCAAAGGCCGCCGTCGCCTGCTCCCGGGTAGACTTCGGCACATGGGGCTTGTGCTTCGACCCCTTCTTCCCCCCGGCTCCTGGACGCTTTCCGCCTCGTGACATTGATAATCTTTGATAAACGCTGCCCTTACGATTGTACGCCCGGTTGCAAGGGGTCCGTGAGCAGCCCCGCGAAGTGCTCGGCATCCTTCGGCCGCGCCACGACGAACGGCACGCCGCTGGCCGTGGCGAGCACCTGACTCAGGGTCTTGTGCGCCATGGCCGTGCCCTGGAAGTCCACGAAGAACCCGAGGCTCGGGATGCCCATGCGTAGAGCCAGTTGT